CAGGAAGCGCCGCATTGGCTCTCTCCAGTTCGGCTTGCAGGGTGGATTCGCGGGCCTCCGCGGCGCGGGCGACGCGGTCGGCTTCCATGGCGGCCTCGGCGGCCTTCAGGCGGGCTTCGGCCACCGCTTGGTTGCTCCTGGCGATCTCGGCCTTCCAGTGCGCGTCACGGGCCTCTGTGGCGGCCTTGGCGCCGGCGGTGCGGGCATCGTCGATCGCGCCCCGGTATGCGACCAGCGCAGTCGCCACGGCCCCGGTGAGGGCCGCCGCCAGCGCCAGGGCGGCAAGGCCGATGACGATCGGCTTCGAGAGGTCGAACATCAGCCGCCCTCGGTCTCGGGGTCGACCGGCGCCATGGCCTGGCTGCGATAGTCCATGGCGCCGGCGAAGCGGTGGATGCCGAGCGTGCCGAGCAGCACGGCGGCGATCGTCGGCAGGAACAGCGGCGCCAGCGTCGCAGAGCGGGCGGCGAGTTGCTCGTCACCGAAGAGGCCGCAGCCGAGCAGCAGGAAGAACGCGGCGCCGGAGCCGGCGAAGCCCATCTTCAGGGCGCGGCGGGTGAAGCCGTAGGTGGGGCGTTTCAGGGTGCGGGCCATGGCGTCACCGGATCGGCTGGGTGGCCTGCCAGTGCATGCCGTCATGGCGGCGCTGGTCGGCCATGGAGCCGTTGCCGTTCCAGTCACCGCCCCAGGTCCAGCCCTCGGCGGCGAAGGCGGCCAGCACCTCCGGACAGGTGGCAAAATGCGGCGTCGGATCGCCGAGCCCGTTGCGCGGCGCGTCGAAGTCCAACGCGCAGCCGAAGGCATGCATCGACAGGGTCGAGAGCCCGCGCATGACGCGGTAGTTGAACGAGCCGGAGAAGACCGACATGCCCCAATCGTCGATCACCGCCTGGTCGCGACCGGAGCGCTCCCAGATGTCGGCGAGGACCCGGGCGAGGCTCTCGGCGCAGTGCCGGTGGATGGTGATCTTGGTGATGCGGATCTCGCCCATGGCCATGGCGAAGGGCGGCGGCACCGTCACCAGGTTGGCGCGCCGCCAGGCATCGGAGACCACCCCGCCGCCGGGCCCGCGCGGGTCACCATAGACGGAGCGATAGGCAAGCACGTCGGACTGCTTCGGCCATGCGTTCATGGCGGCCTCCCTAGGGCTGGTCGGGATCGGTGTTGGCGTGGATGACGGCCGCCGTCGCCAGCGCGGCGAAGGCGAGGCCGGCGAAAACGACGAGCGCCATCAAGGGCGGCTCGGTGACGAGCGCCGCGGCGATGTCGGGGGTGGGCATGGAGAAATCTGCCCGCTACCGTTGAAGGTGGTTGTAAAGCGGCTTATCACTCAACTGTCGGGAAATAGGCCCGCGGAGGAAGTGAGATGGCTGTCGAAGACCACCCTGTCTTTCCTGAGTGGAAGAAGGCCTATGACGAGATGCTGGCAATCAGAGACGAGTACGAGATGATCCCCGCATCGGCCACAGGACCCGCTGCCAAGCGCAGGATGCAATTGTGGCACGCTCTGAACCTGGCCTTCGCTCGCATCGACGCCATCGCAAGGAAGATCGACGGGCCGGACATCGACGACGGGCACTATTAGGATCATGTCATCGATTACACCGGACACAGCACCCCTAAGCGAAGATGATCAGCGTTTCATGGCGCGGCACGGCGTCAGGGTCTGGGCTGAAGGTGTCGTCGACCTTTCTGGCAAGCTGACACACGACACCACGATGATGCGCGCTTCGCGCTACTCGGACGCCTGGATTCATGCCTTCGAGCGCGACCGGCATTTTTTCGTCATTGCTGCAGGGCAGCTTGTGGATCACTTGGATTGGGCGCTGCCCCTGAAGGCCATTTCCGAAGACGCGGCGCTCTTTATCGATCGCTTCCGCAACGACATTCGCGATATGCGGAACATGAACGAGCATCGCATCGACTATTTTGCTGGGAAGGGACGCTCCCAGCGACGATTTGTGCACTTGGGAGATGACTTCACATCAGACGCCACCGGCACATTCCAGACCCTGATCGGTGGGCGCCTGGACTGGACTGAACTTGGACGGGCCACGATGCAGTTCATACAGGACTTCCATCACGAGATGATTCGCTGACTCCGGAGTTTTGTCGGGATTAGAGCTGCGAGGCGACCCGGAACAGGTCGAGCTTCTGCTCTTCGCTCCAGCCGTAGAGTGCAGCAAGCATGTCGGAGAGCGGGTGATCGGAGCGGAAGATGGTCGCGCCCTTCAGCATCATGCGGGCATTGAACTGCTGGTCGGGGGGAAGCTGATCGACGAGCGCCGCCATGTCGGCGGGAATCGTGCCGGTGGCCACCGCCGCCTCGGCCTCGGCCTCGGTGATCTTGCCGCCCATGGCCAGCGACTGGAAGAACTGGCGGTCGGAGACGATGATCGACGCCGGCTGCGCCGTCAGTTCGGCGATGCGCGCCTCGAGCGTGGCGATCGTCTCGTCTCGTCCGGCGAGGGCCGCTTCGGCCGCGGCCACCGCGGCTGCTCGCGCTGCTTCAGCGGTGGCGACCTTTTCGTCGCGGTCGGCCTCGGCATCCGTGGCGCGCTTCTCATTGGCCTGCTGTGTCGCCTGTAGCGCCTGGACCTGCGCGAGAAGGTCGGCATGCGGAAGAAGCGCTGCTGCCGCCTCCTCCGTCATAGGCTCAGCCGCGCCGTTCTCGGTGTAGCTGGCAATACCCTTTACGCTGCCGTCTTCGTTGAAGACGACGAGGATGCGTTCGACGCTCATGGTGGTGTCCTTGGGTTAGGAGATGACGGCGCGGTCGGTCACGCGTCGCCAGTTGGTGCCGTCGCTGAAGGCGGTGACCGCGCCGCCGGTCTCGTTGGTGACGTGGATGTGGGCGCCTGCACCAGCAGTCGACGCGCTGGGCACGGTTCCGACGGTGTAGGACGGCAGCTTGATCGGCAGATTGGCGGCAATAACCCCCGAACCAATGTTCAGCTGCACGGTGCTGTTCTGGACAAGATAGAGCGGCAACGATCCGGACGCGACGACCCTGAAGTCGCTGCTGCTGCCGTAAATGCCGCCGCGAAGTGTGCCAGCAGAGGCCACTTCCGAACCGGAGAACGTCGCCGCATTGGAGTTGTTGACGGTAACGGCGCAGCCGACGCCGCCGAGATTTGCGGCAGTACCGCCAATTGCGACGCTCCCGCCCGCCGGCTGAAGTTGAAGGTTGTAGGCGATGGCGGTGCCGTCGACGCGCTGAACTTGCAAGAATGACGGCCCAGCTGGGGTCGAGCCGAAGCCGAGACCGTATGCTGAGTCTGTGTTGCTGAAGACCGCCGTCAGCCCCGTGACAGCGCCCAGGGTCGGGCCCGATGCAGCGGTCACGCCGCCCAGGTGGATCTTCGGCGCATATGGAGAGAGGGCCGCAAAACCAAGGGTGAGATCGCCAGACAAAAGCCACCGACCGGCCGAATTGACCGACCCGCGAATAGTCGACGCAGATGCGCCGTCCGCGGTCGTGCCGAACTCGATACGGCCCGGCATATCGCCAGCGCCGGGGGGCCCGTCGACAACAACCCGGATTAGCGCGGCGCCGGGGAAGTTCGTGCCGTCATCGCCGCGCCATGACATCAGGCCGAGCACGTCGCCGGACTGGACTACCCCTCGCGTGCCGATGGACGCACCGCGAGACTTGACCATGTCGAAGCCAGGGCCGGCTGTATCGGCCGACCAGCGATAAACGGAACTGAAGACGCCGCCTGAGCCGCCATGGATTTGCGCCTGTGGATGCGTGGCGCTAGTCGGCCCGATAGGGACCGAGGTGCCATACCCGAGGAGCAAGTTGCTGCTGTCGTCAATGAAGACGCCGGAGTTCTGGATTGCTTTGCCAGACGTGCTATCGAAGCGCGCGATCGCATTGTCGGATGACGAGGCGGGGCCGCTCGCCTTTGCGCTGTCCACCTCGGCGATTGCCGTCTGCACGGTCGTCGCGGCGACGCCACCGGTGGGAGTGAAGGCGATGTCAGAGGCAGCGGTGGCGCCGCTGACCGTCCACGCGGCCCCGGTGTAGATCCTGAGCACCGCCGAGCCATCGACCGTGACCTTCATGCCGGCGATCGGCGCAATGTAGATCCAGCGGGTGTTCGCCGCGTCGTACTGCGCGATATAGCCTTCCTTGCCGGCGAAGGCGCCAGTGGCGGTGGCGATGACGAGATGACGGTCCCCATCCGCCGGCGAACCCGGCGGGGCCGTCGCCAGGCTGATGACCGGGATCGAGCGGTTGTCCTCGACTGCGGCAAGCTGCTTCGCATAGACCGCGCGCGTCACCTCGGCATTGGCGGCGAGCGAGGTGCGCAGCCGCGAGACCGGCGCGATGTCGAACTGCACCGTGCCGGAGGTCGGCGCGTTCCGCAGCAGGGTCAGCGTGCCGGCGGCGACGGCGTCGATCGCCAGTTCCACGCCGCTCGGGTCCACCGCCCGGTCTCCGCGCTCCACACCCTCGAGGATCGGATTGGTGCCGGTCACGGTCACGGTCTTCGACCCCGCCGTGAAGGTCAGGGTCGCAGCCGCATTGGTGATGTAGGCGACGTCGGACATGGGCTGTCATTCCCTTGGGGAGGGGTGAGGCAGGGCGGAATGGGGCGGGAGCGGCGCTATTCAGCGATCAGGTGATTGGCCCACCAGGCAACGCCGGTGGGGTCGGGAAGGCCCATGGCCTCGCGGTTCGACTTGGAGACCACACCGTCCGAGCGGAGTTCGTATCGGGTCGACGACTTGCGCTCGAGGACGTAGGGGGTCGAGTTGTCAGAGCCAGGGCGCGGGCCAAGGCCGGTCATGGCCGCGTGCCAGAAGGCACTGGTGCTGATCGGCTTGGTCGGGTGGTTGTATTGGCGCCAGTTGATAGAGCCGTCGCCGGCGGTGGAGAAGGTGTAGGAGTCACCGGACCGAAGCGGGCTTGCGTCGAAGGAGTCGACGGTCTGCAGCGCGTCGATGATGCGGATGTATTCCCGTGGCGATGCGAAGGCCGCGTCCGGCGATGCCGGCTGGTTGACCTTGAAGCCGAAGCCACCCGGCAGCGCCTGCGGCGTCGGGCGAAAGCCGCAGAGCTTGTAGGCGAAGGTGGCGCCAGAGCCGTGGTTGCTTGAGCACCAGAAGGTCGTCTCGGTCGTCGGGCCGAAGAAGTAGCGGGTGTCGACGGCCATCTGGATGAAGACCATGGGGCTGTCGATGCTGGAAAAGGTCAAGGTGTGCAGGTCGTCATAGCCGCCGCCGGCGGAGGTGAAGACTCCCTCGTCGAAGACCTCGAGGGTGAGGAACTCCTGGTCGATCTGGACCTCTCCAGCGGAGTTCTTGATGCCGAGGCGGGCGCCGAAGGTCATGCGAACATCACCCCATAGACGGATCGCCCGACCGGATTTCCGTTGCCATCAGGGTTGGTCGAAACGCTGAGCGCCAGCGTCTTGGTGGAGTTGTTCCACGTGCCTTCGCTGACGAAGAACGTCAGCCAGTAGACGTTCGGGCTGTCATTGTCCCTGATGTGCGCCGCCACCCACCATGGCTGATAGGTCGAGATGATTGTGCGGGAAAACAGGATGCCCTTGGTGGTGTCGAAGTCTGGAATGCTAATCGAAAACGATGCCGACCCGCCGCCGACCGTCGCATCGGGATCGCTTGGCTGAAAGTCGCGGGCATAGAAGATGCGGCTGACGCGCGACGCCGACAGCGGGCCGAGAATGCCGGCCTCATCGCGTACCTTGATCCCCCGGCTCATGGTTCGTAGTCCAGGTCACCAATCTGGACGATCACCTCATCGGACTCGTCGAGCCAGTAGGCGACTTCGTTGGCATAGTCGGAGACCATGCGGCCGGACACGGATGTGACCTTGGCCGCAATCAGCGTGCCATCCTTGATCACGAAGGTTTTGGTGTCGGCGTCGTAGTAGAGCGACAGCTCCTCGGTATCCGGGTTTTCGATGCCGAACAGGTCGGCGCGGATGATGAAGGCGCTTGTCTCGCCTGTGTTGAGGTTCTTGAGGCCCGACACACGGCCATCGACGTCGAGCTGCACCGACCACAGTGCCGAGGCTCCGGTCGGGCCGGCGGTGACGTTGAATATCTGCTCGATCTGCGCCTCGACGCTGCCGGGCTCGCCCTGCACACCGAACCGCGCCGTCAGCGCCGAGGCGATCAGGGCCATAGCGCCGGACTCATCGACCTTTGTCGCCTCGAGGTGATCGATGGATGCGAACGCGCCCTCCCTCACCGAGCGCAGCCGGCGCGCCTCAAAGCTGAAGTTGTCCGTTACCTGCTGTTCCAGCCCCTGCACCTGGGCGGAAAGCTGTTCCATGAGGTCGCGTGCTGCCTGCAGGCGGTCGTTGACCGCGGCAAGGCCGGCTTGCGTGGCATCGTCCAGGGCGCCATAGTCCACCCCTCCCGGCTCCACCGTGTCGGTGATGATCGCCTTCTTCACCACATGGTTCGGGTCGGAGGTCACCGGCGCCGGCGTCTGCATTGTCGTATAGCGCGGTGGCGTGGTGGCGAGATCGGCCTCGAACTCGTAGTCCGTCTCGGCCTGGATGCCGGCCGAGATCTTGCCCTCGCCGGCGGCCAGCGTATCGGTCGTGTCGAAGCGCTGCTGCGACCACTCGGTCGTGCCCACCGGCCGGTAGCGGACGATGACGGCGTCCACCGTCAGATCGGCGATCGGCGTCCAGGAGCAGAGGAACACGGGGAGCTTCTGGCCGCCCTCGCCGACATCGTAGCTCGCCGCGACAGCGAAGCCGGCGACGGTCGCCAGCCGCTCCGCCGCCGAGGGCAGGTCGGCCGCCACGAGCGGGTCGAGCTGGTCAGCCTCCGGATCCCAGTCCCAGATGTCGGCCGAAGTCTCGACGAGGCCCCAGGACAGCGTCAGGTCGCGCTGCTTCTTCCACTGCTGGATGTGGAACTCTCTGGGTGCGCCACCGTGATAGGTCGAGGCCCAGGTGATGGTGTCCATGGTCTCGGCGTCGCGCAGCCGCGGCGGCACGGCGACCGTGGCGGTCGCCTGCAGGCGCATGCGCCGGCGGGCGATCTCCATCAGGTGCTGCGCCTGCGTCTGGCTCGGCACCTGCGAGAGGGTCAGCGTCATGGTCAGCCGCTCGCCGCCGTCGATCGCCTCGTCCTCGCTGGACGTGCGCAGGGGCAGATCCTGCAGCTCGAAGGCGTTCCAGGGATCGGCGAACTTGCCGGCCACGGCGTTGTAGCGGTCGGAGCGCGGCTTCTTGGCCTTGTAGCGCCGCGGGCCCTTCACCAGGTCGGCGTCGGTGATGGCGACCACCGGCGTCTGCGGCCCGCCGGCGGTGAGGCGATAGGTGCCGCCGCGCTCGGTCTCCCAGCCGGCCATGGCATCATAGAAGATCTGCAGGTTATCGCGGGGGACGCGCTCGTTGGTGATGACCGCCGCAATGCGCCACATCGGCTCTTCCTCGTCGTCGAGGAGAGGGCGCGGCGTGTCGCAGAGGTTCGCCGCGGCGATGCGGCTGTCCATGCGAAGCCTAGCGATCGGCGTGCCGATGCCAAACACCTTCACGCCGCCGATGAAGACGCCGAGGCGGTAATCGGTCACGGCGAGAGCGACATTGTCGCTCCACTCCCAGGTCGCCTTGTTGGCGCGGGTATGGCTGCCGGTGCCGCCATAGACCGGGTCCTTGCGCGGATCCCAGAGGCGACGGCCACGGACGATGAACTCGATCTGCGGATTGGCCGAGAGGTTCTTGTTGGAATCCGGCTCGATATCGACGATGGCGTAGCAGACGCCGCCGCCCTTGTGGTCGGACGTCCAGAACTTGTTGCCCTGGGCATCGGATCCGGACTGGGCGACGAGCGTCGCATCGGAGTTCTGCACCGGGCGCCCGTCATAGAACTTCACCTTGACGTTGTTGCCGTATTCCTTGGTGGTGACCCAGGACGAGCCGTCGGCGCCGGCGGACTGGAGGCCGGACGTCCAGGGCGGGTCGCCGACATGGGTGCCGTCGCCGCCGGTGTCGGGGTCGCCGAGGAGTCCGCCCTGGAACTGCTTGCCGGCATTCGACCACTGCCCGTCGATGCCGTTGAAGCGGCAGCGCTCGCCGTCGATGACGATGGCCTCCAAGGCGTCATGCCAGTCGATGCCAAGGACGCGGACATGCAGCACCCGGCGGCCGGTCTGCACCGGCGGCATGACCGCTCCGGCGAGGCGCTGCCGGCCATAGACGCAGAACATCGGCACGTTGGCGCCGGCCTTGGCCTCGAACTCCTGCCCCGGGGGGCGCTGGCGCGGGGTGAGGAGCCGCTGCAGCGCATACATGCCAGCGGCAAGGCCGATGCCGACGATCGCCTGCGCCGCGACCAGCGGAATGCCGACCGAGACGAGGACAGACGAGAGAGCCGCGATGACGGGTGCAAGGATCATGGATCAGACGCGGAAGGCCCGGGTCAACAGGTGCCGCGGCGCGGTGACCGACAGGCCATCGGCGCGGACAATGGCGAGGGTCTCGCCGATGACGATGCACCCGGCAGGGCCATCCGGCCCCGCGACCGTGCCGACATCGCCCTGGCGGGCGAAGGCCGGCGGGATCTCCTCGAGCACGGCGGCGAGCACCGCGCCGACATCGGCGAAGCCGTGCCGCGCCATGACGCGGCGGGCCGAGGCCTCATCGGTCCAGCCGGAGGGCCAGGCGCTGGCGTCGGCGGCGGTGAGCGCCACCACCATGTCGCGACAGAGGGTGACGCAGTCGAGCCGGCCCCAGCCCGGCTGAAGCGACCGGAGGCGGGCCATCTCCTCCCGGAAGGCCGGAAGCCAGACGCGCTTGCGCGGCGGGGCTCGCAGCAGAGAAGGCTTGGCGACACCGTTCGGCTGCCGACGCGATCGCGCCCTCGGCTTGCGCGGGCGCGATGCGTCCACGAGGGAACTCATCTTCCTACCTTGATCTTGATCGACTTGGTGACCGCGACGCTGTCGAAGAAGGCGTCACCGGGATTGGCCGAGCGGAACAGGGCCGGCGAGAAGGTGGAGGTTTCCTTGCGGCCGTGGTCGAAGGAATCGCTCTCCAGCGTCATGACGGCGGAGACTTCGCCCTTGGCGGTGTCGCGCTCGTGCTCGACCGGGCCGCACTTGCCGGACCATTCCGGCGTCACGTCCACCACCCTCCCCTCGGCATCGAGCAGCGCGAAGTAGAGCGTCACGGGGCGGCCGATATAGGCGATCGTCTCGATGCGGGCGAAGGTGTCGGCCGCGTCGGGAATGGCGCGGTCGGCCAGGGTGCGGATCCCCACCGAGAGCTGCTGGGCGAGGCCCTGCGAATAGCTGACGACGTCGAGCTCGAGCACACCGCCGGGACGATAGGTCAATCCCTCGAACGTGGTGTCGACGGAGCCCGACCAGAAGCCGACGGGACCGCCATCGGCTTCGTCGAAGTCGAAGCGCAGCATCCAGCGCTCGCCGACGCGTTCGCCGCGCAGGGCATTAAGGACGTCGGTGGAGAGGCCCCTGGCCATCAGATCTCCACGAGGACCCGGTTGATCGAGACCGCCTTGAAGGCGATCTCGCCGTGAATGGAGAGGACGTGCTCGAACGAGCCGGGGCGCAGGTGGAAGAGCTGCAGCGGGCGGTCGAGCGAGACGGAGACGCCGGAGGCGGTGGCGAGCAGGACGCGCGGAATGACCGATACGGTGGCGGCGCCGCCGGTATCCGCCGTCACGTCGGCGACGATCTCGTGGACCGTGCGCACGCCGGAGGTGGTGACGATACCGAGGCGATCGCCCGCCGAGAGCTGGTAGCCCGGGCCGATGCCGGCGAGCGGCACCAGCCGCGGCGGATCCTGCGGCAGGGCGGCCGAGAGCGTGGGCGATGGCGGCGTGACGGTCGCCTGGTCATAGGCGCGCGGGCGCCGGGTGCGCGGATCGAAGCCGAGGAAGCGGCCGGCGTGCAGGGTGCGCACCCGCTGCACCCAGCCCTTCAGCACCATGTAGTCGTCATAGTCGAGGCCGGAGACGCGGACGGAGAGCGTCCAGCGCGGATCCACCAGCTCGGCCTCGACGCCGGCGCCGTCGTCGCTGGCCGAGAACTCGCCGACATTCGGCACCTCCATGAGGGCCTCGTCATAGAGGGCGAGCGGCAGGACCGGAAGGCCGTCGACATCGGCCTGGAGCGTGACGTGGGCCATCACATTCCCTTCGAATAGGGCATGACCTCGATGCCGTGGCGATCGGCATCCTGGACGGTCGGGACGATGCGGCCGGCCACCTCCGCATCGCGGCGCTCGACCTCGGCGATGATCGTCGCGCGGTCGGCCGCCGTGACGTTGTTGAAGTGATAGGTGTTGGCCATGGTGACGCCCCTGGAGCGCGCCTGCAGGGCCTGCATGGCGGCATCGCCCATGGCGAGCGACTGCGCGACGGCGCTGCGCTGGTTGCGGGTGAGCATCTCCTCACCGATCTGACCGATGATCGGCAGCTCGTCCGGACGCAGTCCGCCGCCGCCATGGAAGCGCGGAGCCCCAGCGAAGACGCCAGCCGGGACGGAGCCAGGCGCACCGTGGGTTCCGAGCACGCCGCCTGCATGGAAGAACATGAAGGGCGAGAGGGTTGCCGGCGCCGCGGCACTACCCATGCCGAAGAGGCCGCCGAGCATCCCGAACATCCCGCCGCCAGCCATACCGCCGCCCGCCATGCCGGCAGCGCCCATGCCGCCGCCCAGTATGCCGAAGAGGCCGCCGACGGTGGACCCGCTTCCGGCCGCCGGCGCGAGGCCCAGAATGCCGGTGAGAGGCCCCTGCCCGAGCAGCGCCGCCATGAGCAGCGCATCGGCAAGCTTCTTGACCAGGTTCATAACCGCCTCCTGGGCATTCTTGCCGCCGGAGATGATGTCGGAGAGGAAGCCGGAGGTGAGCGTGCCGGCGAACTGGACCGCGTCGTTGTAAGCCTTCTGCGCCGCCTCGGCCGCCTTGATGGCGTCCTTCAGCCGCCCCTGCGCCTCGGCGAGGGCGAGAATCTTCTGGCGCTGCTCGTCGGTGAGCGTGCCGCCGGTGCGGCGGGCCTCGGCCTCGGCCTTGGCGATGGCGAGGGCCTTCTCCTTCTCGACCGTCGACTTGCCGATCGTCGCCAGCTCGGCCTTCAGCACCTCGTTGGATTTCTCCATGGCGTTGATGAGCCGCTCATAGGCCGTGGCCCATTCATCGGTCTTCTCCGCAGAGGAGCCACCGGAGCTGGCCGCAGATCCTGTACCGGCCGAGGCCGGACGGGCGTTGGGAACCGGGGCGTTGAAGGACGTCGCCGGCGGCGGCGTGCCGCCATAGCCGAAGTTGACCGGAGCCTCCGGTACGTCGGAGGCCTCGCGACGGGCGACGCGCCCCTGCGCATCGCGCAGCTGCTGTTCGAGGCCGCGGCGCTGCAACGGCGAAAGTCCCGCGTCGCGCAGGCGGGTTTCGAGCACAGTGATGGTCTGGGCATCGGTGGCGGCGATGGCGCCGGCCGTGGTGCCGGGAACGAGGCTGGCGAGCTGGCGCATGAGGCGCACGGCCTCGCCGACGACGCCGACGACGTTGGTGAACTGCTCGGCCGTCCAGGCCGCGCCATTGCCGATGGCAAGGGCCAGGCGGGCGCACTCGTCGAGGATCGGCCGGAGGTTCTTCGACAGCTCTTCGGTATTAGCCTCCCAGCGGCGCTTCAACTCGTCGGCGCGGGCGATGAGCTCCGGCGAGACGAGCGAGCCGTCGCGCAGGCCGGTGGCGGCCGTCTTCTCGACCTCGGCGAGGAAGCCGGAGAAGGAGGTGCGGCCCTGCTCGACCCGCTCGGCGAGATTGTCGAGGCCGATCTGGCGGGCGAGGTCGATCGCCGCCAGGCGCTGCCCGGCGCCTTCCATGTCGCGCAGCGCGACGAGGACGGCGCGGATGCGCTCCTCGGCGTTCTGGGCATTGGCGAAGAGGGTGGGCGAGTCCGAGAGGCCGAAGTCGTTGGTGCCGCGGAAGCGCGCCTGCAGGAGGTCGCCGGCGCGGTTGGAGACGCCGCTGGCGCGGTCGGCATCGAACTTGTCCCGCGTCGCCTTTTCCAACGCGGCGAGATCGCTCTCCAGCTGCTTCGTCTCGAGGCGCAGCTGACGGGCGCCGTCGACGAAGGCCTGGAAGAAGGTGGTGCCGAGGTTGGAGGCCGCCGCCTTCTCGGCGAGCTTCTGGAACTTCTCCAGTTCCACAGCACCCGCCGCCGCCGCGGCCGTGAAGGCGGCGAAGGCCGCCACCGCCGCATATTGCATGGCGGTGAGCGAGGCGGCGGCCTTCAGGGCGGTGAGCGCGATGCCGCCGATCGACAGGTTGCTGGACTGGTGCGCCGCGATCGCCGCGGCCGAGACGGAGGCCATGGAGGTGGCGACCGTGGTGCCGAGCGCCACCACCGCCCTGCGGGCGGACTCGGTGTCGGACTTGAAGCGCAGGACGATGGGCTGGGCCATGGGACCTGTCAGAACGGAGTGTCAGCGGAGGGCCGGGAGCCCGTCACGCCCTCGGCTTGCGCGGGAGGGACGGGCCACGAGATCATTCCCCCCTCGCCTTCAGGAGGCGGGCGATGTCGGCAGGGGGCGGCGGCGGTGCAGGCGGCGCGCCGCCCTTGCCGGGTGCGGCATGGGCGCGGGCATAGGCGTCCTGCATTTTGAGGAACTGCGGCAGGGTGAGGCTTCGCACCTCGGACGGTGCAAGGCCCATGAACATGCCGGAAGTCAGAGCCCAGGTGATGTCTCCGGGCCCGACGGCTTCGCGGCGCGATGGCGCCTTGCCGCCGGGCCTTCGGATTTTTTTAGCGCGTCATCCACTCCGAAGGCGTAGGCGCTCATGATCGCCACGGCGAGGCCGAGGTGCTCGAGGATGGGTCGGCCGTCGATCGCCTCCATCACCCACTCGGTGGCCTCGGCATCGGTGGCGCCGCCGCCGATGAGGCCCAGCCGGATCGTCTCACGGATATCGGCATGGCGGAACACGGGGTCCGGCATGCCGGTGATGGGGTTGAAGCCCCGGCCCTGGAGCCGGCCGAGAATCTCGCCCATGCCGGCGCCGCAGGCCCGTTCGAGCCGCTCGATGATGCCGAGCGGCGCGACGTCGAAGGCGCGCTCCCGGCCAGCGAACGGCCGGGTGATGCGTGTTGATGTCATCAGGCGGCGGCCGTGAAGGCCTTGGCGCCATCGACACGCACCGTGGCGGTGAAGGTGACGGTGCCTTCGTTCGGCGCCGATTCCGTATGGTTCTCGACGTAGGCGTAGAAGACGTCGGCGCCGCCGCCATTGGCACCGGACAGGTCCCACTTGTGCTGCATCTCGATGCGGGTGCCATTCTTCACGGCATCCTTCAGCGCACGATACATGGCGTTGGCGCGGGCGACATGGCCGGTGAGGCTGTAGGAACCGGAATAGGCACCGGGTGTCGACTTGCGCACCGGCTTGGCGGCCGGGTCGTCGCAGTCGCGGACCATGCGCTCGGTGAAGTTGCGCTGGTCCTGCGCCTCGAAGTTCTCGACATAGCACATGAACTTGAAGCGGCCGGCGCCTTCCGTGCCGTCCGACAGGAAGAGCTGGTCGAGCTCGGTTTCGAGAAGGGTATTGGTGGCCATGGGGATCCTCCGTCAGGCGCTGGCAAGGGTGATGTGGCGGCAGGTCACGCGAGCGGGCGGGAGACCGTCAGCTCGAACTGGATGAAGGCGTGGTTGAAAGCCTGGAGGCGGTCGGCGGCATCGCCGGCGCGCTGCTCCCTGAGGCGGGTCTCGGAGGCATACGGGTCGGCCAGCGCGAGGGTCTGGCCATCGAGGGCATCGCGCAGCTTCTGCAGCCAGCGCCAGGCATCCTCGCGGCCGGAGGCCTTGGACATGAGGTGCAGGCGGAAAGACACCTGCCAGACCTTGCCGCAGCGGTTGCCGTGCTGGCGCTGCGAGCCGACGACGCCGAGGGCGGCGAGAGGCAGGCGCAGCTCGCCATCCGCCGGCACGTAGTCATAGAAGGCGAGAGGGGCGAGCGCCGGCCTGACCAGGGCGGCGACGGCGGCGCCCACCGCCTCTTCCGGCGACAGGCTCATGATGCGGCCCTCCCGCGGCGGGCGGGAGCAGGCGGCGGCGGATCCTCGGCGATCGGCTCGAGCACGCCGGCGGCGAGAAGCCGCTCGACATGATCGGGCGGATCCACCGTGTCGTCGACGATCTGCCCGGCATCATAGAGGAAGGAGGCCTTCAGCTCGTAGCCGGTCATGACGCGGTTCTCGGTGACGCGGTAGCGCATGGATCACCCTGCGTTGAATTCGGCGGCGGCCGTATCGAGGATCTGGTCCATGTCGCGCCCCCAGGCGGCGAACCGCTCCGCCGCCGAACCCCAGAAGAAGGGCTGCGCCTCGGTGTCGTCGGTGCCGCGCTCGACGAACCAGGCGTAGTCGTCGCTGTCGCCCGAGGTGAGCCGGCGGACGGCCGAGGCGGTGATGACGATCTCGTCGCCCTCGCGCCGCCAGTCGGTGCCGCGCTCGAGGGTGAAGGTGTCGTCGGGCCCGCGCTCGCGCTGCAGGGCGACGATCTCCTTCGCCAGACGCTCGTCGCCGCCACCGACCAGGGTGACGATGCTGGACCAGACCTTCTTCAGGCCGGTGAGCGTCTCGATGACACCCAGCACCCCGGCGGCGGCCGTGGCCGCCGGGATGTTGGGGGCCGCGAAGAGAAGGGCCCGGGCCGCGAGGCCGGCGATCGCCATTACGCGCTGTCGCCGACCAGGATGATGGAATAGCCGACGGCCGAGCCCGAGCCGCCATTGGCGATGCGCAGGATGTCGGCCGTGGTGGCGGTGACGGGCCAGCCGGCGGCGGTGCGATTGGTGACCAGCAGCACCTCGCCCGGCTTCAGCTTCACCTTGTCGGTGGCGTCCGCAAAGGGACCGAGGAAGGCCGCGGTGTCGTGACCGCCGACGACGACCTCGTTGACGTTGGCGGCATCGGCCTCGATGTAGATCGCCTTGATGCCGGCGAAGGTGAGCGCCGCGCCGAGCGGATCGACGAGCGAGCCGGCGAGGTCGATGTCGTCGTTGGACGAGGCGGGGATCGACCGGGTGTCGGAGAAGACCTTGTCGGCCTGGCCGGCGCCCGTGCCGGAGGTGAAGCCCAGCGCCTTGCGCTTGGAGAAGGCCGCGGTGACGGCGGCGATGTCGTTGGAACCGGTGTAGCTGCCGAGAATCTGCACGGCGATGTCGAGCTGCGCGCCCATGGCGGCCT